AAAAAACTAGACATTGATCAAGTGGCAGAGTTTATCCGAGCCCAAACTCCCGAAACAAAAATCTATCTTGGTTGCGATTCGGAACGTGTGAAGATTGACGGTGCTTGGCATGCTGACTATGTGCTGGCCATTGTGGTACACATCAACGGCAACAACGGGTGTAAACTGTTTGGTGAAGTACAACGTGAACGTGACTACGATCAACGAGCATCGCGACCTGCGCTACGCCTAATGACCGAAGTATACAAAGTAAGTGAACTGTACTTGAAGCTGGCAGAAGTGCTAGAAGGGCGCAAAGTTGAAGTTCACTTGGACATCAACCCAGATGAAATGCACGGTTCGAGCTGTGTTATTAGCCAAGCAATTGGTTACATCAAAGGTGTATGTAATGTCATACCTTTTGTCAAGCCCGATGCGTTTGCAGCCAGCTATGCTGCAGATAGATTCAAGAGCCTAGCGGCATAAGATAATGCGGAATTAGTTTAGGGGTAAAACGCGACCTTGCCAAGGTCATGTCACCAGTTCGATTCTGGTATTCCGCTCCAAAATACGGCCCTATCCTCTGCGGACTGATCATCCATGCACGATAGGGTTTTTCTATGAGCTCTTGTAGTACAAAGGCAGTACAATACATTGGTAATGTATAGACGCTGGATCGTTACCAGCCTGGAGCACCACTTTCGGCCCTTAGTTCAATGGATAGAATCCCGGGCTTCGAACCCGGAGGTGGGAGTTCGATCCTCTCAGGGCCGGCCAGGCATAAATATCTTAAAGGAGATTCATTATGATAATTACCAAAACGGTTTTTACGATCCCGTTGATAGGAGATTTAGAGCCCACAGAGGAAATGAAACAGGCATCAATGGCCAACTATGAACGTAGATCCTTAACAGCACTTGAAATAGGAGGCCCCACGTATCAACACATGTCACATGGTGAAATCTTTGAAATTGATCAAGAACGTGGCCTCAGAGTAAGCACAAGATATAGAACATGGCCCGACAGGGCAGCTGCAGAGCAGTGGGTTACTTTCATGCTCGAGGAAGGTGCTGAATCTTGCACCATTGAAGAAAATGCATAATAGTATAAAATTTTATAAGATAAAAAAGATAAAAAACATAACCGAACATATCAACCGCTGTCGAAATACGTTGTTAGATGAGTTTGTTGCCAATGCCACTGATCCAACCATTATCAAACGTAGGATTAGATTTTTAAAACATCTGAACTTGTATGAAAATCAGTTGATTGCAAAAATTCAAAACTTTGAAACAGATAACCTAGATGATCTAAACAATTTTGAATATAAAGCACACATTGAGTCTATTCTGAATCGTTGCGCATGAAGCCACTATTACTAACTGTTAATCCTGACTATTTTTATCGAACACTAGATTGGCATCATCAGTCATATCAACTGGTGGGAAATTTGGCACGGGTTGAAGGATTTGATCGATACAACAATTTCATTGACCTCAATGCTGTGTTCTCTGCTTATTCAGCAGGCGACCCTGTGGATCGAACTAGCACTGTTACTGGACCATTTGCATTTGCTGTACAAAGACCTTGGCAAGCACCAACTTTCAATGGAGACTTAGAGCAGGTGTTTGAACATAGAGTAAAGACTCTTCTTGACAGTGGAAAAACACTTAATCTTTGCTGGAGTGGAGGCATTGACTCCACCAGCATGTTAGTAGCATTTTTAAAACATGCAACAAATATTGATCAGCTGCGTGTGTGTTATTGTACCTACACTCTTTATGAAAATCGTGATTTTTTCGAGTACCTGACTAAAAACTATCCCGCACTAGAAATGCTAGACATCAGTGGTGATGTATATTTAGACACTGTGTTTGATGGTATAATGGTCAACGGACACGGCGGCGATGAGTTTACTGCCAGCCTGGACGAGTCATTTTTTGATGCAGTGGGCTATGAAGGATTGCATCAGCCATGGCAAACATTGATCACAGAACCTGTGTTGCAAGAATTCTGCACAGAATATTTTAAGTTAGCACAACGTCCTATTGATACTGTGTTAGAAGCAAGATGGTGGTTCTATGCCGCCACTAAGAGTCAGGTGTACGCACCAAAAGACAGTTTGTTTACAACCAATGCCAGTACCATTGCATTTTTTGACTGTCAAGAGTTTGAAGATTACATGTGGCACAACACAGACAAAATAATTGCAGGCAATGATTATCGTTTGTACAAAGAATTTCTTAAAAAATACATTTATGAGTTTGATCCCAACGATAACTATCTTAAACTTGCTCGAAAAGTAAACAGTCCACAATTCATGTGGTATACACGCAAGAAAACAGAACTATTAGGGCAGCAATGGATTGCATATCTTGAAGATGGCACTGTTATACGCACCCCTAATTTGCCGTTGTTCAGCGAACGTGAATTTAAAAATATCTACGGAGACAGCCTTGAGTATCTATTTAAATATCATTGACGGCAAAACTCCTTATGTAAAAATAGCCCTGTTAGAAATAGAATTCTCTAGCACAGTGGATGCGCCCGGAATGTTTGTTGTGATATCAGTTGATGAAAAAATCCTGTTGATGAAACAGTTTTCAACACAGTCAACTGGATTCAAATACAATATTCCCGACAGCGGAGAAACAACTGAACATGAACTTCGTATTGAAGTTCGTGGTCGACCAACTGGTGCTATGTTACATATACACCGTATCTGTATCGAAGGCCTGGACATGCGTCTTACCATAGAGGACTCAGGCTCTTGTGAACTTGATGGTGAGTCTGCGGTGCCATCGGAGTACATGGGCCAAGTGGGGTACCAAAGCCTAAAGTTTACCACACCAATCTATCCTTGGCTCTTGGCCAACGAACGCAAAGATACTTACTATTACCCCCATTAAAAAATACAATGGCAAAATGCCTTGACATAGGCACCCCCTATACTATATAATAGTGTTGTCTACAAGGAGGAAATATGACACAATCTGTAAAAGGTACACTTACCGAACAAAACTTGAAAGCGGCATTTGCCGGAGAAAGCCAGGCCAATCGCCGTTATTTGTATTTTGCAAACATGGCTGACGTGGCCGGAGACAATGACATTTCGGCCCTGTTCCGTAGCACAGCCGAAGGCGAAACAGGCCATGCACATGGTCACATGGAATATCTGATTGATGGTGGTTCAGGAGACCCTGCCACAGGCATGGCAGCCAAGACCACTGCTGAAGCATTGGAATCAGCCATACACGGCGAAACACACGAGTACACTGACATGTATCCTGGCATGGCAAAGACAGCCCGTGATGAAGGCCTGGATGAAATTGCCGACTGGTTTGAAACCCTGGCCAAAGCCGAACGTTCACATGCCAACCGCTTTACCAAAGCCTTGACTGCTCACAAAGAAGCACAATAAGGACTTGTTATGGAATATGTATGCACTGTGTGTGGACATGTCCACAATGAAGAGACAGAGGGCAAGTTTGAAGATTTGCCAAAATATTATAACTGTCCAGAGTGTGGTTGCGGTAAAGAAGAATATCAGCCATTATAACTTGACAATGATGTAGGACTATGTTATAATAGTTCTACATTATTACACAGGTGTATATGAGCAACGATCTAGCCAAATTTATAAACTCAAAACGACGCCACAAAACAGATGTGGCAATATCAAGACAAATCAAAATTGCCAAAAGCCATGCAACATATAACCAACGTAACATCAAACAAAAACATAGACTGGCCAAGCGCCATGCCATGGATTGTGGGAATCCACAATGTTACCTGTGTGGGAATCCACGCAAGACACACAAAGACAAACTGACCCAACAAGAAAAGCGATTGTTCCAAAACGTGGAAGTAATTCGCGACACACATTCAAACGGTTTAACAACAAAGGAAAATGATGAATAAAGTACAATTTACACAAGACCAACTTGCATATGAAGCAACACTGGGACTCAGCAATGAGGATGCTGTGGCCGCTGTGGGCAATCGTTATGATTTGGTGCTGATCGGATCTCGTCGTGCTAGAGAATTAGGACGCGGCGATCAGCCAAAAGTTGATGGCCCTAAACATAGTGCAGTGGTCACAGCTCTCAAAGAAATTGAGCTTGGGCTTATCGGTCGAGATTATCTGTACAAGCAGTTGGACATCGAACCAAGACGTCGTTACAAGGATCATGGCAGCTTCTGATCAGCCAAACTCAGCCAAGGGTCAAGACAGTTTTGATGTTACCACTGGCAATACCCTGGTACATTTTTTTAACCGTAATGTAACGCCTTACGCTACCAGCACCTTAGGTCCCAAGTTTGATCTAGTTCCTGTTGAGAAACAAAAGGACTTGATGATCAACCATGCCAGGATGTATGCCCAGCAAGAGTATGATCGCATTATGGAGCTGGTAGCGGTGCTGGAAAAACAAGCACAGGACCTTCGGCGCAGACTTGATGTTACCGATGCAGTGTACGCCGCAGAATACAATTTTCAAATTGTCATGGGCAATTGCTACTGGGTGGTATGGCACAAAAGACACGGAAAAAATCTGTTGGTGCTTACTGGTCCAGACGATTGGAACACTGGCATGCCAGAAGATTATGAGTATCTCATGCAGGTCAAATACATGGGTGACCACACTTGGCAAGAAATAATACCTTAGTGCTACTTGACCAAAATTGCTCGTTGTGCTATAATTGAGTATTAGATGGAGAACACAATGCCTTGGATTGAAAACATACCTTTAGAAAATGTAGCAACAGGCCAGCATCACGATTGCGGTGCTAACAGTATGCTGATCCAAATTTCAGATCATGACATGGCCTTTCCTACCCCCAGGCATGACTTCAAACAAGTACATAAATTTACTTTCTTGGATGTTGAAGAAGATGGCATGACCAATACCGGTGGTGGCCGTTCCATTGACCTTAGTGAGTTTGCTATAACAGACGAACAGGCCGCTGAGCTGGTACGGTTGTTGCAACATGCACAAGAAAATCGTATGAATGTTGTCGTACATTGTCATGCTGGTATCTGTCGTAGTGGAGCAGTAGCAGAAGTTGGAGTCATGATGGGATTTGCAGACTGCGAGCGTTTTCGTATACCTAACTTATTAGTCAAGCATAAGATGATGAGAGTGCTGGGCTGGACCTACGATGCAGACGAAAAGCCAGACGACGAAGCCTGGCGTAGAATGAACCTAGAGTCTTAATGAAACAAGTCATAGTCAATGGCACATTTGATATCGTACACTCTGGACATCTAGCATTGTTGAATTATGCTCGAAGTTTAGGTGATTATCTTATAGTTGCTATTGACTCTGATCGAAGAGTAAAAGAATTAAAAGGCGCTGATCGTCCTGTAAATACACAAGCGGAACGGCAAGAACTATTGAGTAACTTACGCTCAGTGAATGAGGTTAGAATATTTAATTCTGATCAAGAACTTGTGAACATCATTGCAGACTGTGCTGTAATGGTCAAAGGGTCAGACTATCGGGATCGTCCTATTGTGGGGTCAGAAGTTTGTCCAAGCATTGTATTTTTTGAAAGAATAGATGGTTTCTCAACAACTGAAAAAATTCAACATATTGCTAATAGGTGACGCCTGCATAGATGTGTATCAGTATGGTACCATTGATCGCCTGAGTCCCGAAGCACCTGTGCCTGTGTTTGTTCCAACCTATCAAGAAGAACGTGATGGCATGGCTGGCAATGTGTTTAATAATTTAGAAACACTAGGGTGTGATGTAAACTATCTGTTTGGCGAAATATCCAAAAAGACCAGACTGATTGACCAACGTAGTCGTCAACAAATTGCTCGCATTGACAATGATGTACAGTCTGAGCCTATTAGATTTGAAACTGCAATTCCAACGTATGATGCCATTGTTATCAGTGACTATGCTAAAGGTACAGTAGATTACACTCTTATACACGACATCTTACAAGAAGTAACCTGTCCAGTGTTTATTGACACCAAGTTAACTGAACTTGATCGCATGCAAGGTGCATGGGTAAAAGTAAATGAACTAGAATACAGCAAACTCAAAAGTGAGTGTGCAGGATTAATTGTTACTCGAGGTGCCAAAGGTGCAGATGTACTACACCACAGCATTCATTGTTCGGCGCCAGCAGTTGAAGTTGTAGATGTCACAGGCGCAGGAGATACATTCCTTGCTGCCTTAGTATATCAATATCTAGTAACGCAGGATATCAAATCAGCAGTTGAGTTTGCGACTCGTGCGGCATCAATTACAGTACAGCATGTGGGTGTGTATGCACCAACACTAGAACAAATACAATGACAAGATTGACAGGACGAGTAGAAAAAGGTTGGGGTTCAGAAGAGATTTGGGCAACCAACGACCGGTACTGCGGCAAACTAATGCACTTTATCACTGGAGCAAAGTTTAGCATGCACTTCCATGCAGAAAAAGACGAGTCGTGGTATGTGCTCAGTGGCAAGTTTAGTGTGTACTACATTGACACCAATGATGCAAGTGTGCATGTGGCAGAACTTAATCCCGGCGATACTTGGCACAATCGACCACTGTTGCCGCATCAATTGGTTTGTGTAGAAGCAGGTACTATCATCGAAGTCTCAACCCCAGACTCTGTTGAAGACAACTATCGAGTGTTACCAGGAGACAGCCAAGCATGAAATACATCGTTGATATTGATG